TTCCTCCTCGGCTGCGCCCATGGCGCTATTGCTGGTCCCTACGCAAACATCGAAGCCAACTCTGGTTTTGTCGGATCTGATTACGGTGGCTCTGTCACCGATGTTCACGTCGGCTACGAAGGTGAAGGCTGGTACGTGCAGGGTGGTCCTGCTCTGCTGGCACCTGACGGTGAAGATGGCGACGTCGAACTGTCCGGCAAGATCGGTGGTAGCTACCCCGTGAGTGAAGCACTTGCTGTGTACGGTGAGTTCTCCTTCCTGACTGGTGACGACGACAACAGCTACGGCACTAAGGTCGGCGCTAAGTACAACTTCTGATATTTAACACAGCCCTCCACTGGACGTGAGCCTTGGGAGGGCTTCATTAAAGTGCTCAAATACATACCTTTGGAAACAACAACCCTGCACTTTTAATGACCGCTGTACTTCAACAACAACAGAGGTCTACCTGGGATGAGTTTTGCTCCTGGGTAACCTCTACTAATAATCGACTTTATGTTGGCTGGTTTGGAATCCTTATGATCCCAACCCTGCTGGCTGCTACAATTTGTTTTGTAACTGCATTTATTGCAGCACCCCCTGTAGACATCGATGGAATCCGAGAACCTGTCGCAGGCTCCCTCCTCTATGGAAACAACATCATATCGGGAGCCGTCGTTCCGAGCAGCAATGCCATCGGACTACACTTCTACCCAATTTGGGAAGCTAATACACTTGATGAATGGCTCTACAACGGGGGTCCATACCAGCTCGTCGTGTTCCACTTCCTCATTGGCGTCTTTGCTTACATGGGACGAGAGTGGGAACTTAGCTATCGATTAGGGATGCGTCCCTGGATCTTTGTTGCTTACTCCGCACCTGTAGCTGCAGCTACTGCCGTGTTTCTTGTCTATCCCTTTGGACAAGGATCCTTCTCTGACGGAATGCCCCTCGGTATCTCCGGTACTTTCAACTATATGTTGGTCTTTCAGGCGGAACATAATATCCTTATGCATCCATTCCATATGCTGGGAGTTGCTGGCGTCTTCGGCGGCAGTTTGTTCTCTGCTATGCATGGCTCTTTGGTTACCTCCAGCCTTATCCGTGAGACTACTGAAGAGGTAAGCCAGAACTATGGTTACAAGTTTGGACAAGAGGAAGAGACTTACAACATCGTCGCCGCTCACGGTTACTTCGGACGGCTGATCTTTCAATATGCATCTTTTAACAATTCTAGGTCGCTGCATTTCTTCCTCGCAGCTTGGCCTGTCGTCGGCATCTGGTTTGCCGCCCTCGGCGTCAGCACCATGGCTTTCAACCTCAACGGGTTCAACTTCAATCAATCCATTATTGAAGGTGAAGGTCGTGTGGTGAACACCTGGGCTGACATCCTTAACCGTGCCAACCTCGGCTTTGAGGTGATGCATGAGCGGAATGCACACAACTTCCCGCTTGACCTTGCATCCGTGGAGACCACTCCCGTGGCACTCATGGCACCTGCCATTGGCTAACTAATTCGTACGTTCATCTATGTTTGACATTCGAGTCTGTGATGATGGTGCACGCATTATTCGTGATGCACTTAGACTGTATAAAAAACAGTGGCCTGGTGGTCACCCACAAGAGCAGCAAGATATTGAGTTCTTGGAAACACAGTTTACCAAAATGGTACTTGAGTCAACCATAGACGCATGACCTCCTAAGCATGGAACGGGGCTTAGGTTTTACTAGGTACGAACTCATGTCCAACATCGTTATCCGCTACATCCAAAACGCTAAGAAGAAAGCTGAAACCTACAAGGTTGATGCTCTTCGTTATCGTGGTGTAGTTTACAAGCAACTGGTTAAGTAAGCTTACAGGGAGGTGCAAGTCCTCCCACCAGTCTTGGCGTTGGCCTTCTACGGAAGATACCCTTCGCCGTCTAGACGGTGGGAATAGACCACAAAAATTTTGATCGATCGAAAAGGCTACATATCTCTATTTAATTATCCATACTAATGGCACATCAATCTAATACTCTGACCACGAGCCTTACACGGCCTGGTGCAGATAATGGCGGCGCAGACGCACGCGCCCTATATCTTAAGCTCTTCTCTGGTGAGATGTTCAAGGGCTTCGAGAACAATGCGATCGCTCGTGACCTCGTCATGAAGCGTACCCTGAAGAACGGAAAATCTCTTCAGTTCATCTACACCGGTCGTACCACGGCTGAGTACCACACACCGGGCAACGCCATCCTTGGCAACTCGGACGGTGCACCGCCCGTGGCAGAGAAGACCATCACGGTCGACGACCTGCTCATCAGCTCCGCATTCGTGTATGAGCTGGACGAGACCCTTGCTCACTACGAGCTGCGTGGCGAGATCTCTAAGAAGATCGGCTATGCACTCGCTGAGAAGTATGACCGTCTGATCTTCCGTGCGATCACCCGTGGTGCTCGTGCTGCATCTCCTATCACCAAGACCAACTTCGTTGAGCCCGGTGGTACTCAGGTGCGCGTTGGCGCTACCGCTAACGAGTCTGACGCTTACTCTGCAACCGCTCTGGTTGACGCCTTCTACGACGCCGCTGCTGCGATGGACGAGAAGGGCATCAGCCAAGACGGCAGGGTCGGGGTCCTCAACCCCCGTCAGTACTACGCTCTCATTCAGCAAGTTGGTGAGAACGGCCTGATCAACCGCGACAGCCAAGGTTCTGCTCGTCAGAGCGGCCAGGGCATCGTCGAGATCGCTGGCATCAAGATCTACAAGTCCATGAACATCCCGTTCCTGGGCAAGTACGGCACCAAGTACGGCGGCACCTCTGGTGTGACCGATCCTGGTAACACTGGTGACTTCGTTGAAGTTGCTGCTGAGAACGCCTCTGGCGCTTCCACCGGCATCAACAACGACTACGGCACCGCTGCTGAGCTGGGCTCCAAGTCCTGCGGCCTCATCTTCCAGAAAGAAGCCGCTGGTGTTGTCGAGACCATCGGACCTCAGGTCCAGGTGACCTCCGGCGACGTGTCCGTTGTCTACCAAGGCGACGTGATTCTGGGACGTCTCGCCATGGGCGCTGACTACCTGAACCCCGCTGCAGCCGTTGAGCTGTATGTTGGTGGCACTGCTCCTTCTGCCTTCTGATATTTATTCAATTACAAGGGATCCTTCGGGGTCCCTTTTTTTTAACTATATGACTGCTCCTACAACTATTGATCTCGATACCGAACTATCCGCTGTAAATTCAATCTTGGGGAGCATCGGTCAGGCTCCGGTGACCTCTCTTGTTTTTACTAATCCTGAAATTGAGTTTATCTATAACTTACTGAAGGAAGCTAACCTAGAGGTACAAAGCGAAGGTTGGTCTTACAACCGTGAAGACCACTACAAGTTTACGCCTGACACTAGCAAGCATATCTCTATCCCTAACAACGTCCTGCAAATGGATGTTTGTGAAGAAGAGGTGTACCGCACTACTGACGTCGTCAAACGTCAGGGCAAGCTGTACAACAAAGTCGAACATACTTACGAATTCGACAAAGCCATCGACATGAACGTCGTGTGGCTCTTTCCTTTTGATGACCTGCCTCAACCTTTCAAGCGTCTGATTGTCGCTAAGGCTGCTGGACGAGCTGCTACACAGCTTGTATCTAACCCAACTCTTGTGCAGCTACTGGCGCAGCAAGAGGCATACACCCGTGCAATCTGCATGGAGTACGAATGCAACCAAGGTGATCACAACTTCCTTGGTATGGGTCATGACCAGGGCTACCGCTCATATGAACCGTTCCGTGGACTACGTCGCTGATGGCAAGTATTACTCAAACTATTCCTAATTTCTTTGGAGGTATCTCTGAAGTACCTGATAGTCAGAAGGGACAAGGTCAAGTCAGCGATGCGCTGAACTGCATCCCTGATCTAAACCGTGGTCTATACAAGCGTCCAGGTGCACGACGTGTAGGTACTGGCGCACCGCTTGCTAACGCAACTACCGATGGTGTTTGGTTCCATTACTACAGGGACGAATCAGAAGGCAGTTACATCGGGCAAGTAGCGCCTAACGGTCACGTGACTATGTGGGATGCTGATGATGGTACTGAAATTACTGTCAACCACGACAGCGGTACTGAGTCTTATTTGGCTACTGTCAATCCTGTAACAGGACAGCGCGGTGCTGAGGATCTTCAGTTTACGACGATTAACGACAGCACCTTTGTGTGTAATCGTAATAAAGTAACGGCAATGCAGCCGTTAAACGTGTCTAAGACAGATGAACGTCCTCACACATACTCTGCATTTGTAGAACTTAAGCGAGCACAGAATGGTAGACAGTATGGATTGAATATCCATAACCCATCGTCAGGACCGACTCCAACTATTACAAGTGCGACTAGGATCTCAGTACAACCAGCTCCTGGGCATGAAGAAGGTTTTACCAGCTTTAGCGGAGACAAAGGTCACTGTCCTCATATTGGTACTGCCGTCTTTGGTGAGACTAATGGTAATCAAAAAAATCTAATCTTTCGCCTTACTACTACTGGTCAGCAGGGACCTGTTCCCAATTCTAATGATGACTCACCCGAAGCTGGCGATTTTACTTGCTCCTACCAAACGACTGTAGACCTCCTGCATGGAGGAACTGGATGGCAGGAAAACGATACCCGTGATGTCACGATGCACGGTAAAACCTACAGGATTACTGTAGATGAGCATGAGTCCGTACTGGTTAGAGCTTCTATCAAAGCTGTTCGTCCTACACCGACGCCGTTTGATGGTCAAACAAATGTAAGTGTTGACACTATTCTTGGTGGTATTACTGCTGAGTTGGCGAATACTGGCATCAACTTTGAGGTTATCGGTAACGGTATTTACCTCTACAGCAACAGCATTAACTTTACTGTTGAGGCTCAGAACACTGACCTCATGACTGTCATTACTAATGAAGTAAACGACGTCACAGGTCTTCCCTTTCAATGCAAGCATGGGTACATAGTCAAAGTCTCTAACAGCTCTGCTGCTGAGGATGACTACTACCTGAGGTTTGAAGGCAACGGTGGTGCTAGCGGTCCAGGTTCCTGGGTTGAATGTGCAAAGCCAGGTATCACTAAAGAGATTGATGACAGCACCATGCCGCTGATTATTCAGCGTCAAAACACTGGTAATTTTCGTGTAAAGAAATTCAATTACCTTGATCGTGAGGTTGGTGACGACGAAATTACTAATCCAAATCCAAGTTTCATCGGTAAGACTATCAACAAAGTAGTCTTCTTCCGTAACCGACTTGCGTTCCTCAGCGACGAAAACATTATTCTTTCTCGTCCTGGTGATCTAGGTAACTTCTTCGTCAACACAGCACTAACAGTCTCTGGTACTGATCCAATCGACATCAGCAGTAGCTCTAAATATCCGGGCATTCTGTTTGACGCTATTGAGATCAACACTGGTTTGCTTGTCTTTGGTGAAAAACAACAGTTTCTGCTAGCCACTGACAGTGACATCCTTAACCCAGACTCAGCTCGTCTGAGCAGTATTTCTACTTACAACTACAACACAGCAGTCCCTCCATTCTCTCTTGGAACTGTTGCTGGATTCGTCGATAACGCAGGTGCTCACTCGCGTTTCTTTGTGATGTCTAACGTTGCACGTGAGGGTGAGCCCAACGTCAACGAACTGAGCAAAGTTGTTTCACGCAAACTAAGTAAAGATATTGACCTGCTAGCTAACTCAAGAGAGAACACCGCCATCTTCTTTGGGAAAACGAATAGCAATGAAGTCTTTGGTTACAAGTATTTCAATGTGGCTGACAAACAGATTCAGTCCTCTTGGTTTCGTTGGACGTTTCCCAGACCTCTTCGTTATCACTGCGTGGTCAACGATTCGTATATCTTGGTAGATAACCAGAACTTCCTGCAAAGGATTGATCTGATTCGTGACGATGAGTCAACTGTCCAAGAACACGGTAACGAATATCTGATTCACCTGGACAACTACAGCAGTGCTACTGGCTCGTACAACAGCACTACACGTCAGACCACATTTAACCTAAGCTGGATTGCCAACGTAGATCGCTCTGTTGATCTTGTCGCTATTCAACCCGGTACAAGTGGTGTGATGTATCAGACTCTAGATGTACCTTCGTCTGGAACCACTGTCACTCTTGCTGGTAACTGGTCAGGTACTACTACTTTCGGATACAACTATTCGATGGAGATCAAGCTACCTAAGTTCTTTGTACAAAAAGTAAGTGGTGAAAGAACTGTCAACGAAGAACGTGGCAGCCTTGTCGTACACAGGGTCAAACCTTCGTTTGGTCGTTTAGGTCAGTATCAAGCTGTTGTTTCACGCACAGGCAAAGCTGACTTTACGTCTGACTTTACTTCGTCTACGTACGATCAATATCTATTTAATGATGTCATCGTCGAAGATGAATACCAGGGCGTAATTCCTGTGTATGAAAAGAACAATAACTTTAACTTATCAATCAAGTCTACATCACCTCTTCCTGCAACGCTTATTTCTTTGACTTGGGAGGGTGACTATTCACCCAAATACTACAAGAATGTCTAAATACATTCATCCACTTACTAAAGAGGTCGCATTACATGTGGCCTTTAATTTGCGCCCTGACGACTATAGGGAGGTGACTGAAGGCCATGGTCATAACCCGGCCTTTGCCCTCCTTGCAGGCGCTTCTAGGGGCTACTCAGGAGCTTGGCTGACACCCGATAACAAGTGGGGTGCAGCCTTTGGTATAGGTCCCGAGAACGGGATCTGGATGTTATGCACTCCTGAGATCCACAAACACCCGATGTCATTCGCACGTAAGTGCAAAAGATTTATCGACAGCAGACAAGAGAAGTTGCTGTGGAACATTGTTGACAAGCGCAACACTGCCCATCTAAAGCTACTTCGATTCCTTGGATTTAAGTTCTTGCGTGAGCTTACTTATGGTCCAAACAATTTAACCTTTATAGAATTTTGCCGTGTGCGATCCAGTAACACTTGGAGTGACGACAGCAGTGGGCGGAGCGGCATCAGCCTTCGGAGGGCTGAAATCCGCTGCTGACCAAAAGACTGCTGAAGTCAACGATTACAAAAGAAAATTAGCAATACGACGAATCAAGTGGGATGGTCAGCGTGCTCTGTATGGCACACGTGTTGCTGAATACGAAACAACACTTACAGAGAATCTGCTATCTGCAAGCCGTGCTTATGCCGACGAGCAAAGCAGACTCAACGATATATTTGATCAAGCCTCTGTGCAGTTGCAGGACGCCTTTGACAAACTAGCTCAAAGTCAAAAAGACTTTGGTTCTGGTAAAACATCAGAACGACTTGAGAGTAGGAACCTCGCTAAGTTTGGTAGGAACCAAGCGTTGATGGCATCAAACCTGATACGTGCACGTGAAAGCTATCAAAGCAACGTCGAAAGCATTAGAGAAAGACTCCGAGCTACTAATCGTAATGCTTACTCGAAGGTGCAGTTCAAACCACAACCAGGCTTTGCTCCTGTCAAGCCTAATACTGATATGACTGCAGCCAACATGGCATTCCTTGGTGGTATTGCATCGGCAGCAGCATCAGGTATCGGCGCTTACAACCAATTAAAAGCACCGGAAGTTGGTGACATGGGTGGCTTTGGTGTCCAGCCTAAGACAAGCGGCACGAACTTCTTTGACCAAGATATTAACTACAACCCTCTTGGTTCCCTACCTTCGTTTACCAGCATCACACCGTCAACGTCTGGTTTTAACTATAGCTCTGCCTTTACTAACCCTAATACTTACGGTAGTTTCTTTAATCCATGACCACTTCATTCCAATCATTTAACCGAGGTGGTCAGTTCCAAGCGAGCCAGGTCGACCTCGGTTCCCAACAACAACAGCAAGTCAATCAACAACTTGTACAAGATTTAGAACGTAACTCAGAAGCTCAACGTCAACGTGACCTACAGGCTGCCCGTGAAACCGAACAAGCTGCAGAGGGTTTAGCTCAGTTCTCTAACTCACTGTCTTCGATTCTTGTCGAACGACAAAAGAAAGAAAACGAAAAACAGATGCTCGAAGGTATGCGCGACTACTGGTTTAACGGTGCTACTGAAGAGGAGCAAACTCAGTTCCGTGCTGACGAGCAAGCCCTAGGTGAAGCCCGCTCTGCTGCTGACAAAGCGGCTGGTGACTTCGAGCAAGGCGGTGGTGATGTCTTTGTAGCAGAACGTCTTCGCGACCTGTCTGGCTGGAAGGCATACGGCTTTGCTAAGGCAATGCTAAATCAAGCTGGTGCTAGTTACGGCACGTACTACACACAGCGGTCACAAGAGCTGGGTCTGAATGAGACCTCTGATCCGCGTCAACGTGCTGCAATCGAGCAGCAGATTCGTGAAGACTACATGATGCAGTACGCGGAGATGAATCCGCTGCTGTTGCATGAGCACTTGTTTCCGTCTATGCGGAAGTTTGAACAGGCGGAACAGCTTGCTTATGCAAACCGACAAGCAAAGATATTTCAAAAGAACAGGGAGCTGGCACGTAAGCAGGATTTGTATTCAACCTTTGCATCTTCTGATCCTACTGAAACTGCCAATAACATTCTTGCCTGGGTAGATAACCACAAGGGTCAGTTTGGTGGTGACACTAAAGTAACTTTTGCTGCCGCTACTGACCTTATACGAACTGGACTTTCTGACGGTTCTATTGACCCCAGTGCATTCCTTAATGCTTTAGATGCAAGCGTTACTAGACGTGATGGCAGTGTCATGACGTTGGGTGAGTTTAGGTCTAAAGACCTTGCTTTGCTTGAAGAGGCTGCACGATCTGCTTTGGGATCAAAACTTAACAGAGATATTGATTTCTTTAAGAATGAAGACCGTCTTGCTTACATAAACGCTCGCAACGAATGGAACGCTAGCGATAGATCTGAAGAAGCTCTTCAGGCTATCAAGGCTAAGTATCGTTTTAACGATCCGCAGTATCAAGCTACTATCGGCTCTTGGGTTTCCAACGAAGACTATGACGACTCGCTAATTGTTAGCGACATCGAACAACGTCTTAATGCTGGATTGCCTGTGCCTCTTGACTTTGTAAATCGCATTAGCGATGCAGGAGTAAGAGAAGATATGATGGAAAAGGTGACTACTAATGATAAAGTCACTCCTCCTGAAAGTATTTTAGAAGAGCATACTGCAGAAATTGAAGCTGCCGTCAAAGATACAACTAATATATTTGAATACGACAGTCTTCAAAATATCTATGCAACTCAAAATGCTCTTGCTGAATACCGTGCAAGATACAAACAATATCGTGACAAAGGTGTAGGCGTAAACGAAGCGGCTGAACTTGCTGCCTCAGAAGTTGTCAAAATGATTCCTGAGCAGTTCAAAGATGGCGACGGTAAGTTTTTCCAACGTCCTGAGTTTAAGCGTCAGACTGCAAACATCACGATGTACAAAGATCTTGCCCAGCGTGCTGCTGATGGCAAGCTTGACTTCGATTCAAAGATCGAAGGTGTTGACGATCAAGTACGACAACTAAACGACGCATTAAAAGGTAAACGTGGCATCCCGGATTTCTGGCGTACCCTTGCTGACGATCACGGTGTTGACGTCTATAAGCTTATTGACACTCAACTCCGGGCTTACGGATACGAGGGATTCAATGCGCCCAAAACATATTCAGACATCGAGCAATATCCTCGTAACACCCGACGTCTGATTCAATTCCATAAAACCGATTCACGTGAGCTGAGAGCTGCTGCTACTCAGGAAAATGCACGTTGGTTCTTGGATTCGATTGCTTCTGTTGAATCCCGTGGTCACGGTGAATACAACGCATTCAATCTTGGTGGTGCTAGCGGGGGTCACGTGCCTATCGGCAGCGGTGACAGTACTACTGATTTAGATAAACCAATTACGTCTATGACTATTGGCGAGATCAAACAGGCACATGCCGAGAAATCTCTTCATGCTGTTGGGCGTTATCAGTTTATTGCTCCTACTTTTTTAGAAACGGCAAACCTTATTGGTCTTGACGATAACCAAGTCTTCGATGAAAAGACACAGGACTTGTTTGCTCTAACTAGAGCAGCAGTTCGTATTAGAGAAATGAACGGTGGTTCAGTAGCTGGCCTCTCTGCGGAGTGGATCGGGCTTGATAACCTGCCTGCCGGTCAAGTACAACAGATGGTTGCGTTTGCTAAGAGCCTGCCACCTTATAGACAATTACACATGTTGCTCCCAGGCGTTGCTAAGGCAACACTGAAACCGAACTAACTATGGAAGAAATTACTAGCCCTAGTGAAGATAGGCTAGTCGATAAATACACAGACTCACTCGAAGAAGCTAACAAGTACAACGAATCTCTAGAGCAACCTGCCGTTACTGAACAACCTGAAGAGGTAGATAAGTTCAGCGACATTGGTGATGTTGCTCGTGAGATTAGTAATGCTGTTGTTGGCGGTCTACAGCAGACCGGTTCCGACATTGTGACTCTTCCTGAGCGTGCTATCGACATGGCTCGTGGCGAAGACGTTGGTGGCGAGGAATATCGTCCTGACACTGACATCTTTGGTGCATTTGAAAACCCTATCGAGACTCGTACTTGGTGGGGTGGTGTCCTAAAGACACTTGTTAATTATGGTTCCCTTGCCTTTGTGCCTATTCCAGGCGCACGTGTTGGAAAGATTGCAAGCGCAACTACCAAGCTAGGCCAAATGGGTCGAGCTGCACTTGTAGGTGCAAAGGTTGACTTGATTGCTTCTGGCTCACAAGACGATAACGCTTCTGGTGTTATTGCTACACACTTTCCACACCTGCGTACGCCTCTAGCAACTAAAGATACTGATCACCCTGCAATGAAGACGCTTAAAAACGTCGTCGAAGGTATGGGTATTGGTGCTGTTGTTGACGGAGTTGCAATCGGCCTAAAAGGTCTAAAAGGTGCTGACGACGTAGCTAAGAGATCTAAGAGTGTTGAAGAACAAACGGTTGCTAAAGGTATTGACGAAGTAGCAGAAACTCCTGCTGACTTCCGTGGTCATGCCAACAAACCTGTAGCTGACCCACCGCAAGGATCACCGACGTCTAACGGTTCTGCCGGTGACGTCAACAAACAACTGTCTCGTACCCGCAATGAGCTGGGTGCAGAGATGGGATCTACCGATTCACTGACTCGTCCTATCGAGCTGGACCGTATCGGTAAAGGCAACCCTGAGCTTGCTCCTGCAGAGGTCAAGCGAATTATGGAGGAGTTTGCTTCTACTGACTACGTCGTTAAAGAGGTTGCCAAAGCTAAAGAGATGGGTGTCCCACTCCATGAAGTTTGGGCTGACTCAACTGCCTCTATGAAAGAGATGTTTGAAGGTCGTCTTCGTACTGACCTGACGTCTCGTGAGTGGGCAGATGACTTCTACAAGCAAGGCATCAAACGTAAAGTCAAGCTTGAGGATGGTTCCCTCCAAGAAATCGAGATCATGGATCCCAACATGATCCCTGCTGCTGACCTGCTTAAAGGTTCGCTGCTAAAAGAGATCCGTGACCTTGGTGTTGCTGGCCGTGAGCTACAAGACCTTTACGACCTGGGCGACACAGATGGACCTGCTAAGGCTCTGTTTGACAAGTTTGCATCTCTTGTAGCCATTACTAAACAGTCTCGTTTCTTTGCTGGTTATGACCTAAACGCTATCAAAGGCGTCGACGGTATTCCTAAAAAGGCTGACTTCGAGAAAGCTGTCTACGAAGATGTACAGAATTCTATTGATGCATTCCGTACTGCCTTCCAAATGGCAGGTGAAAGCGGTGATAACGAGCTGTTCAAAGCATATATGGAAGTCGCTTCCTACCTGGAAGACGTTACTAACCTAAACGATCTCGATAACTTCTTCCGCAAAAAATTGCGTGGAGGTGAGTTCAACGGTAAGAAAAAGACTGGTGAGCTTGTCAAAGAACTAGAAGGCGTGATGATTCACAGCGTGCTGAGCGGACCTAAGACTCCGGTCAGAGCAATCATGGGTACTGCCTCTGCTGCTTACCTGCGGCCTATGGCTACTGCTCTTGGTGCAACTTTTGCTGGTGACGTTGTTACTCGTAAGGCATCTCTGGCTGCTCTAAACGGCATGATCCAGATGATTCCTGAAGCTTTTAGTCTGTTCAAAACAAAGCTGAATGGTTACTTTAGTGGCGATATGGCGACGATCAAGTCGCGTTATGTCGAACGTACTAAAGCTGATCAGCAGTGGAAGATGTATGGTGACTGGGCTGAGAAACGCGGTACTGACGCTGATAAGGCTGTATTCCGTTTTGCCAACATGGCGCGGAACATGAACGACAGCAACCTGCTGACATATTCGACAAAGATTATGGCAGCTACTGATGATGTGTTTGGTCACATCCTTGCACGTGGCAAGATGCGTGAGCGTGCTATGCGTGAAGCTCTTGAGCAGGCAAGTAAAGGTGACATCACAGAAATCACTCCTGCAATCCTGAAGAAAGCAGAGGATAAGTTCTCTTCTCAGATCTTAGATGAAGAAGGCAACATCATTGATGACGCCGTTAAGTTTGCTAAACGTGAAGCAACTTTGACGCAGGACCTGGAGGGTTTCTCCAAAGGTCTGGAGACATTGTTTAACCAGAACCCCTGGGCTAAACCGTTCTTTCTGTTTGCACGTACCGGTGTCAACGGTCTGCAACTGACTGCTAAGTACACCCCTGGTTTTAACTTCCTTGTCAAAGAGTTTAACGACATTGCTCGTGCAACTGTCAAAGAAGTCGAAGCTGGTAACCTGACTAAGTACGGCATCAGCACCTTTGAAGAGCTGCAAAATGCTAAGGCACTGCAAAGCGGTCGTCTTGCTATCGGCTCTGCAGTTATCACTTTGGCATCCATGATGTGGATGTCAGGAAACATGACTGGTGATGGTCCTACTGATCGACAAATGCGTCAGTCATGGATTGATGCTGGCTGGAAGCCTCGTACCTTTACCCTTGGTGGAGTTGAGATTGGCTACGAAGCCTTTGAACCCTTTAACCAAATTATGTCGACTGTCTCCAACATTGGAGATCACAGCCTGTTGATGGGTGATGAATGGACAGAGGATCAACTTCTGAAGGTTGCAATGGTTGTTGGACAGAGTGCTGCAAGTAAGAGCTATCTTACTGGTCTGCAGCAGTTTGTTGACCTTTTCTCTGGTCAGCCTGGACAACACAACAGAATCATCGCAAGTCTGATGAACAACACGCTGCCTATGTCTTCCATGCGAAATGAGATCGGCAAGTTGTTTACTCCTTATATGCGTGAGCTGAATACTGGTATTGTTGACTCTATTCGTAATCGTAACTTGATCTCAGAAAAACTCAGCGATGAGCCGCTGCCGATCAAATACGACATGCTGAATGGTCAGCCTATTAAAGACTACAACTTTATTACAAGAGCTTGGAATATGTTCTCCCCTGTCCAGTTTAACTTGGATCAGGGTCCTGGTCGTAAGCTACTGTTCCGCAGTAACTACGACACACGTCTTTCTGTTTACTACGCCCCTGACAACACTGATCTTTCCAAACTACCTGGAGTTCGCTCTAAGTTTATGAAAGCTATTGGTGATCAAAATCTTGAGGCTGAACTAAATCGTCTTGCTACTGATCCTCGGATTCAAGCTAGCATTAGAAAGATGGAAAAAGACCGCAACAGCGGCAACCGTGACTATGAGCCTATGAAGGCTTACTACCACACCAAAGTGATTCGCAAGCTGTTTGACACCGCCCGCAAACGAGCCTGGGCGTTGATTAGTAATGAGCCTGATGTACGGGCTGCTATTAACGAATCGCGTCAAGATCGTATTGAAAACAGACTTAGCCAAAAAGAAACTACTTACGGACCAATCGATCCAGTCCTTAACATTGCTAAGTAATGGCAACTACTCTTACAACTGAACACTTTTACACAGGAGACGGTTCCACTACCGACTTTACTGTTTCATTTACATACCTAAAAGATGCTGATGTCAAGGCAACACTTGACCACGTATCTACAACTGCATATACCCTTCCTAATGCAGGTATCCTCCGGTTTAACACCGCACCTGCTTCTGGTGTTGCTATTCGTGTTTATCGTGATACTGACGTAGACGCTGCCCGCTTCGTACTTGCTGCGGGTTCGTCTGTTAAATCCAACGAACTAAACGAAAACTACGATCAGCTTTTGTTTGCTGATCAAGAAATGGTCGACGAGTTCGGCATTTCTAACGAAGCTGTTTCCGCAGCAAAGCTCCGTGATAATGCTGTAATCGAGCAAAAGATTCTTGATTCAGCGGTTACTACTAACAAGATTGCTGATAGTAATGTTACAACAGCTAAGATTGCTGATTCTAACGTTACTACTGCCAAGATTGCTGACTCTAACGTCACTACTGCTAAGATCGCTGATAGCAATGTAACCACAGCTAAAATTGCAGACAGCAATGTAACCACAGCCAAGATTGCTGATCAAAATGTAACCACAGACAAGATTGCTGATAACGCAGTAACCTTGGTAAAGATGGCTGATAATTCTGTAGGTACTGCAGAAATTATTGATGCTAATGTTACTACTGCAAAGATTGCAGACTCAAACGTAACTACTGCTAAAATTGCAGACGGCAACGTTACTCATCCAAAGATCCAAGATAACGCTGTTATTGAGGTTAAAATTGCTGATGGCAACGTTACTGAACGTAAGCTTGATACTGATTCTGTATCTACGGCAAAGGTTGTAAACGATGCAATTACTGAACCTAAGCTTGCAGCAAACTCCGTCACTAACCGTCAGATTGCTGATGGTTCTATTGACGGCGCAAAGCTGACTGACAACACTGTTGACGTTGACAAGATCAAAGGTCTTGACATTGTCACTACTGCTGAGCAAAACGCTGGTAGTCCTACGTGGACAGGTGTTGATGACGTACTTGCATCTATCGGTGCTATCGAACGTCGTCATGATGTTCTTTATCAAAACTCAACTCCTAGCGGTACTGACTGGGCTATTGGCAAACTGTGGTACGCCCATGGCAGTGACCAAACCTTGTCTGTCTGGAGTGGTAGCAACTGGATCGGTATCTCCTCAGGCGGTACGTTTATCAGCCAGCCGACTGTGATCTGGGTTGACCAGGCAAACGGTGATGATAACAACGATGGTCACCGGATCATTGACTCCATGAAGACCATCAAGGCTGCTGTGGCATCTGCTGATGCAGGCGACATTGTTCTTGTAGCTCCTGGTGTTTATCGAGAGGCAGCGCCTATTGATGTAACGGTCAACAACCTGTCGATCATTGGTCAGTCTCTTCGTAGCTGCTTTGTACACCCAACGCCTGCAACTGAGGAAAGCGTTCTGTTCCGCGTCAACAGCGGTACTCAGATTGCCAACTTCTCTATGGCAGGTATGAAGGCTAGCGGTACACGTGGTGGTCACTCTGTTGATAACGACAGTACTTACGGTCTTCCGGCTAACCAGGGATGGGCTATCAGTTTCTATCCCAACTCAATCATCTACAAGAGCCCATACGTCCAGAACTGCACAACGTTCATGGACAGTGGGATCTACAACCACACCCAAGCAGAATACAACGCCAACAACGCTCTTGGCGGTTTCTTTGACCCCAACAACGTCAACCAAGGTGGTTTTGGTGGTGACCGCACCTCCTCACCTACTGGCGGTGGTCTATTTATCAACGGTGACGACGTGTCTAGCAGTTCTCCGCTGCGGTCCATGGTTGTTGACTCATTCACTCAGATCAACCTGGATGGTCCTGGTGCTCTGGTGTGTAACAACGCCTATGCACAGTTTGTGTCGTTCTTTGGCACCTTCTGTCACTATCACTGCAAGTCACTGAATGGTGGTCGTGTCAACCTCAGCAACTGCACGACTGACTACGGTCGGTATGGCTTGATTGCTGACGGTAAATCCACGTCTGCTCTGTACTCGACTGTCACTTCTCAGGCAGCATCAGCGGGTGATCTCTATGTAGACATCACTAAGGCGACTGCACCGTCGAGTTGGTTTGGATCAGGTGCTTTCAGCACTCGTCCTACCGACGACATGTTGATGCAGATTGGCAGTGACCTATATGCACTGACTGGATCTGACATCCTTAACAGCAGCGGTGTTGTCGATAACACTGAAACAAACCCGACTGGATACCGTGTCCATGTCATCCGTACTGCGTCTGCTAACCGTTCAACCAACCTTGGTCTGATCGGCAACGTTGCAAGCGGTGCAAGCGTCTCGTTTTTCTTCCGTTCATACATCAGCTCTGGTGGTCACACCTTCGAGTATGTGGGTGCTGGTACTGACTACGACGCAGCTCCTGAGAACGGTGGTCAGCCTGTAGAGTCAAACCGTACTGTTGAGCGTAATAACGGTGCCGTGTGGCAGTCCAGCACTGACCACAACGGTAAGTTCACCGTGGGTAACTTCATGGTGGTTGACCAGAAATCTGGTCTTTGTGAGATCAATAACATTAACGGTCTTGCGTTCCCAACAACTGATGGATCTGCCAACAACGTCCTGTCTACTAACGGATCAGGTACGCTGACTTGGCAGTCGATTAGCGCATTGGGTGGTTCAGGTATCAACAACCTGAATGAAGACACCTCACCGCAACTGGGTAACCATCTTGACGTGGTTACTTATGAGATCATGTCTTCTCAAACTAACCAAGACATCGTCCTTAATGCTGGTGGTATAGGCAACGTCGCTATTAAAGGCAACTCTAGTCGCGGCTCTGGCGCTATCAAGCTTAACTGTGAGCAAAATAGTCATGCTGTAAAAATCCAGGGACCACCTCACAGTGCAAACGCTACTTACACCCTGACACTGCCTACGGCTCTGCCTTCTAGTGCTGGTCAAGCACTGACTAGCGACACGAATGGCAACCTTGGCTTTTCTGTTGTCCAATCTGATGCACTGATTACTCCTCAGACAATCTCTGCATCTAAAACTTACGACGCTAACTCCAACATCGGACTGATGGGTCCGGCTGTAACTGTAGGATCTAGCGCAACACTCACTGTTCCTTCTACTTCTGTTCTCACAATTATCTAATCATGGCACACGGAAAAATCCGCGTAAATACGCTTACTTATGACACTGGCAGTGGTGATGTGGATGTCGCTGTTAGCAACATTGCTACTGGCACTGTTCCTACTAACTCAGATATTGATGCACGTATCACTGCAGCTACTGGTGTTTCTGTCCAGGCATACGATGTCAACAACGCTGTTAAAGACACTGCTCAACTTTTTACCGCTGCACAACGTGGGCAAATAGTTACAGCTACTGGAACTTCTTTTACTCTTGACCTGAACGCAGCAAACAATTTTCAAATCTCACCTAGCGGAACATATACGGTTGCCTTTAGCAACCTTGCCACAGCAGCAGTGGGTCAGACTGGTTCAATTTTTATCACACCGTCTGCAGCAGCTGCTAGCGGTTCTTTCCCAACAACTATGAAGTTTGTCGGTGGTGCAGCAGGCATTGCTTTGACTGGAACAAGCGGTTCTATTGATCGTATTGATTACATTGTCATGGATAACACCACTGTTACCTGCAACTTCACTGCAAACTACGTTCAGTAATTTATATGCCAGTATTTAATAACGCATTAGCAGGTGCCGCCGGTTCTGGCGGCGCTGGTGATTTCAAGATTGAACGCAGCTTGCGTTTGAATGACACCGATTCAGCTCATCTTAAAAGAACATTTATTGCTGGTAATACACGAAAATGGACATGGGCTGGCTGGGTAAAACGAAATAAACTAGGCGGCTACCAAACTTTATTTGGACACGTTAGTTCAGCCCATGGTCAACACTACGTTGATTTTGGTAGCGACGTAATTCGTTTTATCAGGCACGATAATGGAACTAATGAAGCTGATCTCCGAACATCTGCAAAATACCGAGATGTTGGGGCGTGGATGCACGTATGTGCAATCTGGGATGTTGGAAACTCAACGCCTAACCACCGCCAAAGGCTCTTTGTTAATGGAGTAGAAGTTACTGAGTTTGGCGTTCGTACTAACCCGGCGCAGGACTACCATAATGGTGTTCTTAATAGCGCTATTCAACACAACATTAGCAGAGTTCTTACTCAAAATTACGGAGCTTTCCAATTAGCTGATGTTCATTTTCTTGATGGCACTGTTGCAGGCATCTCCACTGATGATGCTTCTGGCTCTGTAACAGGAACACCAAATGCTGCATATTTGACAGATTTTGGTGAATTTAGCCAAGAGACTGGTATGTGGAATCCGAAAGAATATACCCATGCATCAGCAGTCAGTTACAGCAGCGGCAGTCAGATTTCGCTAGATCCTGGTAATTACTACCTTGATAACCTAGACGGTCCTCATGCTTTTAATAGCGATGGACATACTTACATTGATGCTCGCCTTGGTACTGGATCAAACAATACTTCTAACATTATTTGGCAACCCACAGGTGGGATTCAAGGCGTAACTAAGATTAGAGTTCATACAAACTATGCCACCCATTATAAAATCAATAATGGGAGCTGGACTTCGTTTACAAGTAACGGCACATACGCCGAAATTTATAACGGAAGTGCTATTACTCTGAATAAACTAGAAATTCGTAGAGATAACTGCCAGGCTTCTGACTGGGGTCACCGGGTTACTTTCTACGAAATCAATGACGTCGAATACCAGAATGTAGGAACTAACAGTTTCCACCTCGACTTCGATCCTACTGCTAGTAGTCAGACGTATAGCACTGGTGGAGATGATACCAACGCTACCAATTCGGGTGTGGGTTGGGCTGCTCTGTTTGATACTTCATACGAAGGTGCGTATCCATTACAAAACACAACCATGAACTGGACTGGAAGCATTCCAGCCAACGGTAAGAATGTTCGTATTGGTTACAGAGCGGACGCATCTGCAGGAGGGTCGATTGTTGTTAATAACGTTTCAACATCACTTATTTCTAATAGCTTTTACAATGTTCAGTGGGCTGACCTCGGCACATTTAGTGCAGATATTACTTCGATGTCAGTCAGCAGGACAAATGTTGGCTTCCAAGGCGGCATTATCTTTTCCTATCTTGAAGTTGACGGTAAAATCGTTGTTAATTACGAAGCCCCTGGTGTTGACGTTAGCGGTGTTGAAAACCATTGGGTGCCTAGAAACCTGAGCGTAACAGGCGTTGGTGTAGGACCGAATGGATGGCCTAATAAAGTTGGCAGTCCTCAATCTACTTGGGACAGTGCGGCTACAACTTCTACAGTAAACAGTGGTACATCTTGGCCGACCGTTGGGAATACCAACACACTACATTTTGATACTCAGGCACTAGGAACACACACCATTACGTTTACCAAAACTGGTGGAGGTAATAACATTGACTTTGAAAGTTCTTCAAGTCCTAACACCGGATACTCAAGAGTAACTAATACCGCATCTACTATTACTATTTCGTCAACAACTTCTAGCCGAACCCACAGTTACAACCGATATGTAAGGTTTAGTGGTTCTGGTAGTGGCAACGTAACCTTTAGTATTGTCGGTACTGCACAAGGAACGGATTTTACTGGCATTGACTGTTTTCGTGACTCCCCAAGTGATTACGTTGACGGGACAAATGTTGGTGGTAACTTCGCCACACTAAATCCCTTGACTAATTTTGCTGGTCAACTGACACCGCTAAATGGAAACCTGGATGTTGACACTACAGGCATGTCTGAATCTTGGAAAGGGGCAGTTGCAACGATTGGCTTAACGTCAGGTAAATGGTATGCGGAATTTACCATCCTCGATAAATACACAACCAATCATATTAACATCGGTATTAACCCCTTAAACAGGCAAGTTACTCCACTACAAAGTACGTCTGAATCAGGACATTACTATAACTCTGAAGGACAATTTTGGAACGCTTCGTCTTATTCAAGTGGCAGTTACGCTTCTTATGACGATGGAGACATTATTGGTGTTGCGGTCAATTTTGACACAAACCGAATCCATTACTACAAGAATGGAACTGAAATAGATTACACCAACCTAAACTCCAATATCACCACTCATGGTTTTCAGTATGCAATAGCGCCGTACGCAGGTGGTAGCAATGTAAATAAAATTGCTTGTAATTTTGGTCAACGTCCGTTTGCCTATCCCGTATCTGGCTACAATGCGGTCTGCACGCAGAATCTTGACGACCCACTAATTAAGAAAGGTTCGGATCACTTTATCGCTAAAAAGTACACTGGTTCTTCAGGAGACAAAGTGGTTACCACTGGTTTCCAACCAGACTTTGTATGGATTAAAAACCTGGGTCAAGCGCGTTGGCATAGACTTGCTGATTCTGTTCGTGGCGTTGCAAGGAATCTCTACACTAATGCTGTGAATGGAGAAGACAACTCTAACAACTACAACCACAAGAGTTTTGATTCTACAGGGTTTACTGTTTGGGACACAGACAGAGACACCAATAGCAGTGATGGTGATGCGTACATATCCTGGTCTTGGAAAGGCGGTTCAACATTTAGCAATAGTGCTGGATCTAATGGAGCATCTATCCCTTCATCTGGTACAGCTAACCAAACTGCTGGGTTCAGTATTGTCTCGTACGAAGGAAACGGTTCTTCTGGAACAGTCTTTCATGGGCTTTCAAGCGCACCAGATATGATTTGGTGCAAGAACAGGGATGCTAACACAAACTGGTTTGTATATCACAAAGACCTGGGCACTAACGCACTACTGTTAAACAGTGTCTCCAATGTATTTAGCCCTTCGCCAGCAGGAATCAATGCAACTTCGGCTAGCACTTTTACATTAGGTGGCAATCGAACCGAAACAAACACCGATGAAGAAAATTACATCGCTTACTGTTTTACGGACATTGATTCATATTGTAAAGTCGGCAAATTTAGGGGCAACGCCAGCTCTAATGGTACGTTTGTGTTTACCAATTTTAAACCAGCGTTTGTGATGATCAAAGGAGATAGTAACTACGATGGTGGTGGCACCGTTGTCAACGGTTACAACTGGTATATGTATGACAACGCTCGTGATACTTATAACGAGGTTGATCAGATTCTTGCTGCAAATAAAGCTTTTCCTCAAGAAAGTAATGCAGACATAGATTTTCTTTCCAATGGTTTTAAGTTACGCACAGTTGCAGCTCCTAACGCTAACCTTGAACAGTATTACATTGCATTTGCTGAAAACCCCTTCAAATACGCACGCGCACGCTAATTAAAACAACTAACTATGCTTCAACTTAATGGTAAGACCTTGCGTATTGGCAAGGCATTTGTTCACGAGGGTATGCAATACCCATCGAATTGGCTTGCCTTGACTTCTTTGGAGGAAAAACAAGCCATTGGTATCGTTGAAGTTCCTGACCCTTCCGTGGTGTCTTGGGACCAACGTTTCTACTGGGGTGCTGATAACCCTAAAGATCTCGATCAACTCAAGGAAACTTGGACTGCAGAAGTCAAAAAAACTGCAGGCTCCCTGCTTAGCCAAACCGACTGGTATGTCGTTCGTCAGGCAGAGAACAGTGCTGCTGTACCTGCTGCGGTGCTTACCCGCCGTGGTGAGATCCGCACGCTGAGCAACGAAAAAGAGACTGCTATCGCTGCCTGTGCAGACGTTGCAGCTCTTGCTGAGTACGTGACTGGTTCTGAATACAGCCGCTGGGAAGCTCTTCCTGAGCCCGAACCCGAGCCAACTCCTGAACCGGAAGCAACTCCAGAACCGACTCCTGAGCCTACCCCCGAACCTACCCCTTCTGAAGAATGATCACCCTTATCCGTCCAATTCTTTTTTCGTTTATCAACTCTGAAAAGGTCAAGCGTTTGATCGTAGACCTGTTAACCAAACTGGCTGAACAAACCGACAACACTGTGGATGATGAAGCAGTGAAGTTCATCGAACGCGGACTGTTCGGTGGACCAGTGGCCTGATCCTCCAGCATTTCCCTCTCTAACGCTTCCAGAAGCGCCTACAATGCCTGCGCCGGTCCTAGAAGTACCAAGGGCTAAGATACCTTCTTACAAGCCCCTTGTAGTCCCTCCTAGCGACCTGCGCCCTCCACCGGGGGTAAGAGGGGAAAACGAGGATAAGTCACCAGACAAATCAACCCCTAAAGCGAAAGAAGTACAAATGGTTGACGTGCCATTTACGGACATAACAGTCCCGATGCCGTCAACTGAAATCATGACTGCTGCAGGAACAACTGCTGTTATTTCTGTTGCAGCTACTCTCACTGCTACCTCTGTTTTCAAGTATTTAGTGATGGTAATGAAACCTGTACTTAAACAAGCATGGAGCAAATTAACGAAGAAGAAAAAGAAAAAAAACCCTTCTTAAAAAAGGTAAAAGAACACGCGGAAAAGGATATTGAAATCCTTGGAACTTTTGTTCGACTAGGTGTCGTTGTATGGAGTGGTTTTATTATCACTCTGAATTACGTTGACATCCCTATGATCAAAAAGGGTCAAAGTGGGGGCGACATAACTTTTGTTGCCTCTGTATTTACAGGCGCGTTAGCTACTTTTGGACTAAATACTTCCAATAACAAAAACGGAAACGGCAAACCTGTCAACTGTCCTATGCAAAAGAAAAAAGAGGAATGCTAAAACTACTTTTCCTGATTCTTATCGCAGCTCCGGCTGCAGCCCAGCAAGTGACCCCTAACTTTACACAAGGGTCCATGCAATCCACTACTACTACCACCGTTGACATCGAGCGCACTATTGAGCGGGAGATCATGGGCGGTGATTATAAATCATGGTCTGGAACGAATGTCACCCCAAGCGGGGATATTATGAGCGACTCCACAACCTATTCCGTAACCACCGCTGGCGAACAGTTCCAACTGGAGACTGTCGTGCGGGATGCGGGCGTCGTGGAGACGTACAGCATCGAAGAGGTTATCGAATCAACCTCTACCACTACCTCGCTGTCGGTCTTCTCTCAGTAACACCTGCTTTTGCAGCACCTGAAGACCCAACTGTCCAAAACAGCTCTAACCCCGTAGCAGCAGCAACAGGCAATGTAACAAACCAGGCGGTGCAGTTCCAAAACAATGGCGCACCGTCTCGTCAATACTTTGCCAATAACGTTAGTTGTAACGGGGCTACGATGCAGCTCAGCCCGTTTTACATGGGCAACGACACTATCCCTAACGACTCATCGGGATATGTCCGCAACAATAACTTTGGTATGCAGCTTAATTTTAGCGTACCGCTTGACGGTAGCATGATTGAGCTTTGCAAAAGCATCGCTAAAAAACACGAACAAAAACTACGTCTTGATTACGAACTTGTTCGTGCTCTTAAATGTACGGAGATCATGAAGGCTGGGTTTATGTTTAGACCTGGCAGTCGTGTAGAAGTTCTTTGTCATGACGTAATACCAATAGTAGCCAATGGCAAAGAAAAAAGCGACGGAGGATCAGTTCAACGAACTCCATAACCTCGTCACCAAAGAGTTCCTTGCCCGTATTAAATCGGGTGAGGCCACTACACAAGACTTAAAAGCAGCCTGTGATTGGCTGAAAACAAACGACATTAGTGGTGTGGCTTATGACGGCAACCCACTTTCCAAGCTCGCTCAGGTGATGCCTGAGATCGATCCTGAAATGGTACAAAAACGACTTTATGGCTCAGCAGTCCGGTAGCTCTACAGCTCACTACGCCGGTAACCGCCGATCCCTTTTGGTCAAGCGTGCTTACCAGCGCAAATACAACAAAAAGAAAAAAGAAGTAAAACGCAGAGTTGAACTCAAGCGTATTAACCGACAGAAGGGCACCTATGGCAATGGTGACGGTAAAGATGTATCTCACAAAAAAGACGGAACAGTCTTTATGGAGAAAGCTTCTAAAAACCGTGCACGAAACCGTAGTCGTAAATGACCCCCTTGCTTCCTACACCTGATCATTACTTACACAACCTAATAACCATGACGTCCTCTGAAGCCAAGCGCCTTTGGAGGCGCAGCATCAAAGAACACTTTGGATGCACATGTGTTTATTGCGGAATTACTTATGACTTACATGAACTTACTCTTGACCACGTACATCCTCGTTCTCTTGGGGGTGAAGACATCACATCAAATGTCGTACCAGCGTGTGCCTGTTGTAATCAGGAAAAAGGAAGCTCCCATTGGCGCTCTTGGATGAGAGAGCAATTTGGAAAGAATTTACTTAGAGAATCACTAATTTTATCCCACATTAACTGATGGCGTCGCCTAATTTTGCGAAAAAAAATCCCTTTATGGGAATGACTGTCGCTCAAATGAAAGCTTACTACGACAAAAAAGTACGTGGTAAGGGTCTCAAAGCAAAAGACCTGAAGGTCCTTGCAGACCAAATGCAAGCTGCAAAAAAGGCAGCTCCCAAGCCTAAAGCTGCAGCATCTAAACCTGCAACATCTAAACCCAAAGTTAAAGGTAAACCACCGGCTACGGACTCTCGTTTTATGAGTTCTTCTAGCCAGTACACAGGTGATGCTTTGGACAAACCAAAAACCAAGACTGTTAAGTCTCGTGGTGTAGGTGTTAAAGGCCGTCTGCCTCAACAACCAAAATCAACTTCTAAACCCACTTCTCGTGGTGTAGGTGTCAAAGGTCGTGGTACAGGAACACCTGCACCTTCTCGCCCAGGTGGACGTGCAGAGCGTGCAAGGCGTAATCCACCTGCACCCGCACCCAGACGCAGACGTCTGTCTATTGCAGAACGTCGTCGCGCACGTCGCAGTACTCGCTAATGGAAGCTCAAATACTAAGACACGTTCTTGGTAGGTTTAAGAGTGTAGATACGCAACCTTTTCGTTCAATTATTCCTAGGGGAGATGAGATTCCTAAAACCCTAGACGAAGCAATACTTACTAAAACTCCTTTTTACAAAGACGAAAAGGGTGCCACCCAACACCTTGCTTACCAAAAATTAAACGACAACGAAGTCGAGCTTGTACAGGAACCGTCACCTGTTCGGTTCAAGGATAACATGTTTGATCAAAACGTGTACGATTTTAACGACGGACAGCAAGAAGAAATCAAACAACAACTGTTTTCTTACATTCAAGAGACTGGTGGTACTAAAGGGTTTGGTGCAATTCTAATTGACGGTCAACGTCGTAAACCTAAAGCACGTAGTGCAATGGCTAATGTTTCTGACCCAAAAGGCATTAAACTTAACACTAAAGGTGGTCTTGATAAAGCACAAGCAAAACGTGACCAAGGACTAAGCTTTGATCCTGCAGCAGTAAAAGCTGCATTAGAAAAGTTTGGTGCACCTGAACGGTTTGACGAAATCAAACGACATGTGTCTAAGGGCATACGTCAAAAGCATGCCGTTCGTACTGGTGTAAACAAGCGTGCTGGTAAAACAGTTACGACTATTGGTCACATTGGTTCTGTTAAAGGCGGTTATCTTAACACCCCCGAGAACCTAATGTTTGAAGCTGCTTCTACCAACTTTAGTCGTCAACATAAAGATGATTTGCCAGAAGATGTCTTGCGAATGCTTGGTGTTTTCAAAAGTTGGGAAGAATACGTTGCTTACTACTTGTTTGAAGACTTGCAAATGGACAAGATCCTAACTAAATCTGATCGTAAACGAATTATCAACGGCGAAGACTTTGAAAAGGTCTTTCGTCAACGTGAAGCTCTTATCGAAGCATCAGTATGAACAACGTCCTAGAGGCGTTACAGGGCGACTTCAAGCTGTTTCTACAGGCAATGTGGTCTCAGCTTGATCTACCCGAGCCTACTAAAGCACAATACGCAATCGCTGATTACTTACAGCACGGTCCAAAACGACTGCAGATTCAAGCCTTCCGTGGGGTTGGTAAGTCTTGGATTACAGGTGCGTTCGTGTTGTGGGTCCTTTTTAACAACCCTGAAAAGAAGATTATGATTATTTCCGCTTCTAAGGAGCGTGCAGATAACATGTCTATCTTCTTACAAAAACTTATCATTGAAACGCCATGGCTTTCTCATTTACGCCCGAAGTCCGACGATGCAAGGTGGTCGCGGATAAGCTTCGATGTGAACTGCTCACCAGCCCAAGCTCCAAGCGTAAAAAGCGTGGGCATCACTGGGCAGCTAACCGGAAGCCGCGCAGATTTAATGATTCTAGACGACATTGAAGTTCCTGGTAACTCAATGACAGAAATGATGCGGTCTAAGCTTCTACAACTTTGCACAGAAGCTGAGTCTATCCTTACACCAAAGGATGACTCCCGCATTATGTACCTCGGTACACCTCAAACTACATTTACGGTCTATAAGAAGCTTGCAGAGCGTAATTACAGACCTCTTGTGTGGCCTGCACGGGTTCCACGCAAGATGGCTAACTACGAAGGCGTCATAGCCCCACAACTGCAGGCTGACATCGATAACGGTGCTCAACCGTGGGATGTAACTGACCCAGACCGTTTCCAAGATGATGATCTACTCGAACGTGAAGCGTCCATGGGACGTAGTAACTTCATGCTTCAGTTTATGCTCGATACGAGCCTTTCTGACGCAGAGAAGTTCCCACTTAAAAACAGTGACCTCATCGTCACTTCTGTTAATCCTACTGACGCTCCAGACAACATCATCTGGTGCTCAGACCCCCAAAATTGTATCAAAGAACTCCCGACTGTCGGACTACCTGGAGATTATTTCTACAGTCCAATGCAGCTCCAGGGGGAATGGGGTCCTTACTCTGACTCAATCTGCAGCGTTGACCCGTCGGGTCGTGGATCGGATGAAACGGTTGCAGCTTATATCAGTCAACGAAATGGTGTCATGTACTTGCACGAAATGCGTGCTTACTCGGACGGATACAGCGACAACACGTTACTGGACATTCTAAGAGGTTGTAAAAAGTACGGAACTAAGACACTGCTTATTGAATCTAACTTTGGAGACGGTATCGTTGCTGAACTATTTAGAAAACATCTTCAACAAACTAAACAAGCCATCCACATCGAAGAGACACGTGCCAACGTACGTAAAGAAGACAGAATTATTGACACCCTTGAGCCTGTACTTAATCAACACCGGCTTGTTGTAGACAAAAAAGTAGTTGAATGGGATTACGCTTCTAATCCTGACACAGCACCTGAGAAACGACTTGAATACATGCTTTTCTACCAGATGAGCCGTATGTGTCGTGAAAAAGGTGCAGTTAGACACGACGACAGGATAGATGCACTAGCACAAGGCGTTAAATACTTTACCGACATCCTTTCTATCTCAGCACAGCAACAGATCATTGATCGTAAACGTGAAGAGTGGAACGACCTCATAACTAACTGGGAAGATGACCGTGATTGTTTTGCCAGTCACCTTGTTTTTAACCTTAATATGGAACAAAGAAACAAGTCAAGAGGCAACGACAAAAATGGAGTCTCCACCTGGGTTTAGAGCGGTCCCACATGTATACAGGAGGAAGGGTGGACCTCCTGTGACTAGGGGATCTTCGGATCCCCCTTATCTAATGAAACTAGACAACTGATGATCACGATGACGTGTTCATTCGGTGACTCCTTTACTACTGTATGTCCTCCGTCCAACTAATTCATTCAACTCCTAACGGTGATGACCTCGTAGCTTACATGGCACGTGTGTCTAACCCTAATAATCAGAACAACACTGAGACCAGTGCAAGGCTGATTAAATATCTTATTAAACATAAACACTGGTCACCGTTTGAGATGGTGAACATGTGCGTAGAAATCAACACTACTCGTAGTATTGCTGCTCAAATTCTTCGTCATCGTAGCTTTAGTTTTCAAGAGTTTTCCCAGCGTTATGCTGAGGTAACTGCTAAACCTGATGCTCTTGTCGTTCGTCGTCAAGATGATAAGAACAGGCAATCTAGTATTGATGACGTTGATCCTTATACCTCTCAGGACTTTCAAATCAAAGCTCAACAAGTATATGACTTGTCATACGGTTTATACAACGAAATGCTAGCAGCAGGCATTGCTAAAGAATGTGCGCGGGAGGTCTTACCTATGTCAGCACCTACAAAGCTGTACATGAACGGCACATTGCGGTCTTGGATCCATTATACGGAGCTTAGATGTGCAAACGGTACGCAATTAGAACATCAACAGATTGCAATACAGTGTCGTGACCTGATTAAAGACAGTTTTCCGCAGGTTTACGCAGCATTATGGTAGTTTGGTCCGTCGTATGGATGCTGTTTGTACTAATGTCAGCAGTATCCTACGTTATTTACAAGGTCATAAATTTTGACAAAAATGTTTGAAGCCTATTAACGTGTATGGCGGGGCGCCGTTACCCCCATGGCCCCCGGTTCGAGCCGGTAGAACGCAGTTCTAACCCCTTTGCCAGTGTTTAACAGCACCACGCGGGCACAGGCAGGCGCGGTAGTTGGTATCCTGCGGGGTGTCAATCACACGCGATCTGTCGCGACGGCTTAGCTACGCTAATT